CTCGTCCGCCTCAAGACCGCCTAATAGCGGCCTAGGGTTCAAACAAGGGCTCCCTTCGGGGGGCCCTTTTTTTGTGCCCCTTTGCCAAGGCTCGCAAGGATGTGAGCCTCTACTCTGAGTTCCTGCCCGACGCCAAGGAGATCCTCGCCGACCTAGGGGTGGCGGGCTCGTGCAACAATGGGGCCATCACGTTCGTCTGTATGCTCTCCGACCCGGCGATGACCCAGTCGTTCGAGGCTGGGGGCTTCAAGGAGCAGACCCAGCACACCGTCCGCCTCGCCGCCGCAACGGCCTCCTGGAGCCTCCCAGACGGTTCTAACGGGGCATCGGCGGCGGTCATCAGCGGCGGGGCTCCCATCGCCTCGCTCGCCATCGGCAAGAAGATTGTCGCCGGGGGTAAGACCCTCCGCATCACCGGGCAGACCTACAAGCCCGCGTCGGCTTGGATCACGCTGGTCGTCATCGACGACAACCAATAAAGCCGTGGGCGTCGTCCTCCCCAAGACCAGCCAGCAGGAGTTCAAGAACGCCCTAGACGAATACGCCCAGGGAATGCGCCTGTCTATGGAAGACGCGGCGAACGTGGCGGCCTCCCGGCTTTGCATTGCGGCGATGGAGTTGACGCCCCCGATCCTAGACTCTGGCGGTGGCGGCCTTAGCCACGGGGCGAAGCTCGCGGGCTACAATGCGGTCTCTCGGGACATTCGGAGCCTGTTCACGGCAAGGGACGACACGAAGGCGGCGGCTGTCGGCGTTCAACTCAATCGGCTGCGCGAGGCCATCAAGGCCGGTGACCGCGGAAAGTTCGAGCGCATCCGTCAGCGGGCGACCCTTCAGAAGACGAACCTGACCAACCACATCACCGCGGCGATTATTCACGACGGCGACCCAGCCCGTGCCTTCTCCAAGGCTCAGAACCTTTTCAGCAAGTCCAACCCGGTGCTGACGATGGACAACCAGGAGACGACTAAAGACCTCCGCAAGGAGCACCTCGCCCGTCGCAAGATTGACCGTCAAGGCCGCGTCCGCATCTGGAAGCAGACCGGCAGTTATCTGGGCAAGTACGTCGCCGAGAGCAAGGCCGCCTTGGAGTCATACATCAAACTTACCCAGAGCCATGTCGGCTACCTGAAGGCTGGCTGGTATGACGTCCTTACCAAACTTCCGAAGCTGAACAATAAAGCCCTGTACAAGGCAAAGGATATCCCCGTCTGGATTAAGCGCCATAAGGGCAACGGCTACGTCACCTCATTCCGCAATGCCTACGGCTTGACCATGATCATCGGAAACACCATCGGCGACAACGATGGACAGGCCAGCAAGAACGGCGTGCCTGACATTGCGCGCTCGATTGCCATAGAGCGTATGTTCAAAGACCTTGAGCAGTACCAAGCGCGCCAAGCCGCCAAGTTCAACGGCTCCTAAACTTTATGGGTACTAAATCTATTCGCCACATCGTCGAGGCCAACGTCGCCTCGCACCTCGCAGCCGAGTCCGGCCTGACGGGGGTCAATATCTACACCGGGGACGACGGGGACATCAACGTCCTCCCGAAGGCCATTGTCCTCTGCGACTCGGCACGTACGCCCGCCGACCTCCCCGAGGGGGCTGGCAACTACGATTGCTCCGTCCGCGTCACGATCTTCTCGAACGCCGACGACACGACCCTCGCCGACCACCGTGCCCGGTGCGCCGCCCTGGCTGGGTCGATGCAAGACCTCGCTGGACTGAAGGCGGTCTTCGTGGCCTCAGGGGATGCGACCCTCTACGACGTCACCCCGAACACCGAGGACGAGGGCAAGGACGAGCGCAGCTACGCGACGGCCTTCACCTTCGGCCTGTTGACCGTCCTGGCGCCTTAAGGTTGCCCCAGCCCGCAAAGACAAATGGCCGCCGTCGCTCAAGGAACGTCCTGCACCTATGGGGTCGCGGGCACTATCACGAACCTCTTTGTCCAGTCCTACACCGTGTCCGCCTCGTTCAATAACGAGAACATGGTGCAGGACGAGACCGGCCTGACGAAGACCATGCGCTACGACGACCGCAAGACCGAGCTGTCCCTCGAGGGCGTGGTCAAGGCCAGCGGCGACGCCCCTGCCTTGGGTGCGACCCTTACGTTCACCGTGTCCGCCAAGGGTGCCTACCCGTCTGGTGCTGCCAGCAATGACTTCGTCGGGGTGATCACCAAGGTAGAGGTCGCCGGAACGAATAAGGATTTTGTGAAATACAAAATCACCGCGGTGGACTTTGAAGGCGTCACTCCCGCCTAATTGACGCGAGCCCTGCAAGGGCTTTGACTCGCCCCCGTGGACAATCGTTTCCTGCGGGCATTCTCAGACCCGTCCTCCCGGGTGTTCTTCGGGAAGCGGGTCTTTCCTTTTTGCCTCAAGTTCAGGGTTCGGCTGCTCGCCATTGATTCGCCCCTGGTCACGGTCGGGCGAAGCATCACCCCTGCCGACCTAATGATGGCGGTGAAGGTATGCGCCGAGGAGGGCGGTCTGGACTTCGGCTTCTGGGAAAAGGTTCGTCTCCGAGAGATGGAGTACCGCCCCGACAAGTTCGCCGCAGAGATTTCTAGGTTCGTCGATTATTGCCACATCGACGCGTGGCCGAAGTATTGGGAAGGGGCGAAGACAAGTGACTCGGCCGATGGGGTCGGATGCCCTTGGCCGCTCATGATCATAACGAACCTCATCGCCAACGGCATCGAGGAAGCCCGGGCTTGGGAGATGCCCGAGGCTCAGGCCATCTGGCTGTCCACGGCGTTCGCGATGCGTGGCGGGGCGAAGGTCAACCTCCTGACGACGGAGGAGGAGGCCTTCATGGAAACCTTGCGCGGCGGGGAGTTGCCTCCCCAGCAAGGTTAAACGATGGGACGCAAACTTGAATGGGAGTTGTCGGGCAAGTCCGATGTGCCTCAGAAGATGGCCCAAGCCAAGGCTTCTATGGAAGGCCTTGAGGGCGCCGCCAACGCCGTCGGCAAGAAGTTCCGAGAGGCCTTCAAGGACATCGCCCTCGGCTTCATCGCCCCGACGGTTCTAGTTAACAAGGCCATTGGATTCCTGATGGACAAAATTGAGGAGGCCAAGCGCAAGGCCCAAGAGGCTCGTGATTTCGCCAAGGACGAGGAATCGAAAAGGTACGCACCCGCTGGAGGACGTGAAGCCGTCCTGCAATTGATGGAGCAACAGAAGGAGGAAGAAAACAGGCAGAAGGGGCAAGCGCTTGCTATGCAAGGTTACCAACATTTCCTAGAAAAAGACCCGCGAGGCAGGGCAATCCTTGAGGAGTACAACAAATCGGAGGCCGCTGCAACAAACCCCCTAAGAGGGATTGCGCCTGCGGCTGTTCTCGCCGGCATGAACGAGGAAGTGCAGAAGAAAATCGAGGCCATCCTTGCCCCTGACGTTGCCGCCCGCGCCGCCGCAGAGGATGCGGCGAAGAAAGCAAAGGAAGCGGAGAACAAGGCCATGACCCGCCCGGAGGTCTCGAGCAACATCGTCGGCGTAGGGATCAGCCCCCAGCTGGAAGTCGCCAACCAGCAGTTGGTTGCCCAGGAGAAGATGGCATTCTACCTTGAGACGTTGGTAGATTTCACCAAGCCGAAGCAGGAGTTCAACACGACCAAGGATTTCGATTTCGGCAAGACCGCGTTCAACAGATAACTTTATGGCTAAGATTTCCAAAGGAAACGCACTTACCACACCCGTCCTGCAGGCCGGCTACTCCATCGACAACGATGGGTATGGCTTGTTGACGTGCAAGGCGACCTACAAGTGCAACGAAGACCAGGCGGCCACGGCCATCAAGCGCGGCGATATCTTCCAGCCAGACCCTCGACTGAAGTGCCACAAGGTCAATGTGGCCTATGCGGCGCTCGGTGTCGCCACGATCTCCGCGGACTATTGTGGCATCGAGGCTGGGGACTGGACTCAGCCTAATATCAGCGGTTCTGCCACCCTCTCGACGGAGCCAATCACGTCTCACCCGAGGTTCTTCAAGGCGGGTGGCATCGCTGGCCCGGCACCTTACACATCAACCCCTTCTCCAGACGGAACCAATGCGCCGGCCTTCGCTGGCCTGAACGGTTCCATCTTCGGCAACGATGGGGTCTCGCCGAACAGGCCGTTGTTCAAGGGCTTCTTCGGAACCTTCACCGACGTCGAACGGAAACTCTATAAGCGGACTAATTATTTCTCCCCGACCTCCTCGTTCAACGGCATCCTCTACACGACCAAATCAGACAACGTCGTGGCGATGCGTGGGTTCGTCGGCAAGACGATGTCGCGCCGAGCCCCCGAGGGTTTCCGTTACCTTCTCCCTGCTTACCTTGGCGACAACTTCGAGGCTGCCGACGAGACCCCGCAACTGCTGATTGCGAGCGTCAACTTCGAGGACTACGGCTTGCTCTACAAGATCAGTTACGAGCTGCGTTTCAACCGCGAGGGCTATCCTCGCGAGGTCTACGATTCAACCAACGTCTAATCGATGAACCTACAACCAGGAGTAGGTTACACGTTCACTGGGAATGGTTCGGCGACCACGCTAGTCATCGACGAGCCTTGGGTCTACGGGCCTCCGCTCCACCCGTTTCAGGTGATCTGCTCAAAGTCCGGGACGGACTTCCTTGTGCGCGTCATCCCAGGCACGATTAATAACATCGAGCCCACGATGAACACGCCTCCCGTGCAGTTGTCGGCGGTTCCTCCGCCCACGCTCAACATCGGTAGTTCCGGCACCTCGACTACGATTTACATCTATCTGTTGATGCCTGTCGCTGGAAGCGGAAGCCCACCTGCGTTCCCTTACCTTCCGACCATCATCCACGACACGAGCCCGCAGACAAGCAACGACAGCATGGCGTATCTTCTCCTGGCTACCGTCGACAACCACACCGGCGTCGTCAGCCAGTATGTCAGCGGCAGCCAATGGGGCGAGCGCTACAAATGCGGGGCGAATGACGCGGTCTATTTCTTCGGGCTTATCTGATGGGCGTCATCCTGTTCAGGCACACTCCTGCGAACATCTGCCAATTGGGCGATGGTACTCTGGTCGACCCGCAGTACCCAGGATTGTTTGAACGCCCATTCATCTCCAATTCTTCGGCCTTCAGCACGGAGGCCTTTACGAATTACCCAAGCACTTCCCCTGACCAGTTGGTCAAACTGATCAGGTCATCTTCCCAAGGTTCAACGCCATCTTGCCGAATCTTGAGCGGCAGCGGCGGGCGGTTTACGGAAGTAACGGTGACCACTGGCTTTCCGCCTACCCCCATTACCGGAAGCCCTTTCACGGAAGACACGCGCATAAACTATGCGTACTACGCGAACCCATTGTTCGCCAGATGGACTGGCGAAACGCCTTGGGATTTGCAGACCTTTACGTCCACGGCTGACTTCACCAGAAGCGGCCTTGGGACGCTTTTGCCGCCTCTCGGTTCTGTCTTTTTTTACTCAGTCCCAGGCATCGTCGACACCGCCAAAAATGCTGTCTCCTATGAGACTGGCCCATTGCCAAACGAGGTCAGCGCTGGCGGGGTGTCTGAATATTCGCAGACGGCGCAGTGGAATGTCTTTGGACAAGCCGACGAGGTGTGCTGCTGGAACGAAGGCTACCAGATTGAACTGAACCTTGTAATCAATAAGGTGGATTTCACGGCTGTGTCAGATACGACCCCGGGCAGTTATGGCTACCATATCTACACCCTGGGGTCTTCGAGCTACCATACGACCTTGACTCAAACGGTGACCATTGACTCGACCTGGACGACAACCTTCAGCACCTTGCTGCACCAGTTTCAAATCCCGAAAGTTCTTGGGCATTTCACCTACGTCAACGATTTCTACATCTCTTCGGTTACCGCCCCGTAAGTTGCCCTCGGGGCAAGGTTAAAGCCGATGGCCCTTTTCACGAATTACAGCCTGTTCGTCGACGTGCAGAACGGGGTTGCCTCTACCTCGTACCAGGACGTCCGACTGGTCAACAACCCGTTCTTCTTCAAGGGCGACCAGTCCGTCTTGAATGTTTATTTCGTCCGCCCGAACAACAACAGCGCAGCCCCTTACGAAGAGGTGGTACTCAGCGGCCTGTCCTCGGTCAACGTGGCGATCGGGACGGCCTCCGCGGTGGCTACCTCGACCACCGGCCTGACGGCCCTCGGCGCCGCGACTGTCAGCAAGTCCACGGTCGTCGCCTACTCCTCGGGCGTTAATCAGATTGACCGCGTGACCATCAGCCCCACCCCGAAGGGCGGCACCTTCTCCCTGCTCTACAACTCAATCGTCATTGGCCCGGTGTCTGTCTTCGCCAGCGCCGCTGAACTTCAGGCCGCTCTCGACCTCAACGGTTCACTGACCGACAAGGTTACTGTCAACAAGGTCGGCGACTTCACCTGGGACATCACCTATGACTCGACCCTTGCGCCTCCCCTTTCCCTGACCGTGTCGGGCTCCGGCATCATCTCCTTCACCGGATACTCCGTCGTCCTTGACATGACCACGGCGGGCGTCTCTACCCTCCTCGGCACAGCCTCCTCGGCTGACGCTACCCTCGAAATCTCGACGACCCAGACGACGGGGTCGTACGTCCAGACCGCGGCTCAGATTCCCTGCATCGTTTACGAGGACATTCTCTGATGAGCACCACCGTCACCTTCAAGCGCGGTTCGACCTACGCGGCGACCGTCACCTACACCCCGGCGGCTGGTGCCCCGGCTAACCTCCTTAGCACGACCGTCTCGAGCGACATCATCGACTCGGGCGGCATGGTCTACCCCTGCGCGATCACGATGGCGCCCAACGGCCTGTCCTTCGTCATCAGCCTGTCGAACACGGCTGACTTCTCCCTCGGGACGGCTCGCCAGGACGTCAAGTTCGCGACGGGCGGCGTGGTTTTCTACTCCTCGACCTTCCGCCTGAACGTCATCGACCAGGTCACCAACTAATTCCATGTCCCAAATCTCTGCGGAAATCTACGGCACGCTGGAGGTCTCCGTCGACGGGGCTTCCTCGACCATCACCGTCCAGATCGGGACGCCCGGCCCTGCGGCCTCGGTGAGCGTCGGCACGACCACGACCCTGTCCGCTGGTTCGTCCGCCTCGGTGACCAACGTCGGGACGACTGCCGCGGCGGTGCTGAACTTCGGAATCCCCCGAGGGGATACCGGGGCGACCGGCAGCCAAGGCCCCGCGGGCAATGCGGCGACCATCGCCGTCGGCACAGTGACGACCCTTTCCCCGGGCGCATCGGCGACAGTGACGAACGTCGGGACGAGCGCCGCCGCAGTGTTCGACATTGGCATCCCCCAGGGGGCCGTCGGGAATACCGGGGCGACCGGGGCCACGGGTGCGACCGGCGCCGCGGGCCCTGGCGTGGCTACGGGCGGCACGACCGGGCAGTTCCTGAGCAAGGCCAGCGGCACGAACTACGACACAACCTGGGCGACCATCGTCCCGGGCGACCGCTACCTCACGAGCTCGACGACCTCGCTGACGATCAACAACACCGACAAGACGCTGACCATCGGGACGGGCTTGTCCTACTCTCCGCAGCAGGACGTGGTCATCTCCGAGACGTCCAACCCGACGACCTTGCATATGCACGCACGGGTAACGTCCTATAACAGCGGGACGGGCGTGATGGTCGTCAACGTCATCAGCCACACGGGCTCGGGCACCTATTCCTCTTGGGTGGTCAACGTGGGCGGCGCCACCCCTGCGGCCTCGACGAGCTGGGGAGCCATCACCGGCACGCTCAGCTCGCAGGTAGACCTGCAGGGTGCTCTCGACCTAAAATCCAACCTTGCCTCTCCGACTTTCACGGGCGTCCCCGCGGCCCCGACCGCTACGGCGGGCACGTCGACCACGCAGTTGGCGACCACGGCCTTCGTCACGACCGCCGACAACCTCAAGGCGAACATCGCGAGCCCGACCTTCACGGGCGTCCCTGCCGCGCCGACGGCGACCGCCGGAACAAACACGACCCAACTGGCGACGACCGCCTTCGTGACAAACGGCCTGAGCAGCAAGGCCAACCTGGCGTCCCCGACCTTCACGGGTACGGTGACCATCCCCGCCGGTGCCTCCATCTCGGGCTTTGCCCCGCTGGCCTCGCCCGCCCTGACGGGTACGCCCACGGCCCCGACCGCCTCGACGGCGACGAACACGACGCAGATCGCGACGACCGCCTACGTCAAGGCGCAGGGCTACGCCACGCTCGCGAGCCCTACCTTCACGGGGACGGTCACCATCCCGGCGGGTGCGTCCATCTCGGGCTACCTGACGACGGCCTCGGCCAGTTCGACCTACCAGACGCTGTCGGGGATGTCGTCCTACCTGACGACTTCGGCCGCGGCCTCGAACTATCAGCCCATCGGCTCCTACCTGACCGACGCTCCGAGCGACGGCTCGACCTATGGACGCTTGAACGGCGCCTGGGCTGTTGTTGGCGGTTCCTTCCTCCCGTTGGCTGGTGGCGCCATGGACACCGACGCCGAGGTGACGATTGCGACGACCTCCGACCGCGACTCACTCCTGGCTGGCTGGGGTCTGGGCGTCCAGAAGACGAGCGACAACACGAAGGGCACGACTGTTTCATTCGATGGCTTGGACACCTACGACGGTTCCAGCCACATGATCATCTCGCCCACGGGCATCACGTTCCCCGACGCGACGACCATGACCACGGCGCCCGCTGGCTCGACTCTGGCCGCCGATCAGTTGACCGCCGGGGTGGTCACCGCGAACCCGACCGCTGGCCCGACTACCGCTGGCGACGTCCTGCAATACGACGGCACCGACCTCATCTGGGCGGCGGGTGGCGGTGGCGGTGGCCTGACCATCAGCACGCTCTCTAACGGCGCAACTTCAACGCTCGACCCGACTGCTCCGAGCACTGGCTACGTCTTGAGCTTTAACGGAACCGACCTTATCTGGGCTCCGGCTAGCACTGGGGTTTCGTGGGGCGGGATTTCAGGTACGGTTACCGACCAGACAGATCTGGTTAGTTACATTAATGGTCTTGGTTTCCTCACGTCGATTCCTTCCAAGACGATTACGACGTATACCAGCAACGCCACGATCACTTCTGCTGATTGCAACAACATCATTTTCATTAACTCTTTCGGCGGGATGGGCGTCACGCTAACGGCTGATACTGACTCTGCTGCCTCGTACCCTACTCCTACTGAAATCACAGTTGTTTGGGACTTGGCTAATACCAGCGGAATTAATGCAAGTTCTGGAGTTACAATCAATGGTGGCGCATCCGTAACGGTCACCAATGCTGTTAGCAAACTTGTGAAGATTTCCACGAACACTTGGTACTATACCTGATATGCTCTACCTCATCGCCATCGTCCTCTCCCTCCTAGGCGGCTTTGTCGCCGGCCTGCTCGTCGCCCGCAAGCACGCGGAACGCCTGAAGGCCACCGAGTCCGAAGGCCGCAAGTTGCTCGACGCACTCAAAGGGAAGTAACCATTTTACGATGCATCGTGTTTTGGTCATGACCCTGCTGGCCCTCGTGGCCTGCACGCCTGCCCAAGATACGACCGGCACGGGAACGCCCTCCGCCGACCTAGGCACCCTCGGGACGCAGCTCGACAAGTCCGACCAGCGGGTCGCCGCCGCCGTGACTGTCGCCCGCGAAAACGCCGACAAGCCCGACGTCGTCAAGGCCGAGACCGGCGTGGCGCTGGCCTACCTCCCGAAGCCCGACGCCCAGACGCTTGACTACGCCCGCAACCGCGTAACCCGGGCGAACCCTGAGGAGTACAAGCGTGCGGAGGAGGCGGGACGTAGGCTGCTCGCCGTCATCGACGCGAACTTCGCCAAGGCCGAGGCCGATGCCCAGAAGAACAAGGCCGCCCTGGACAACGCCAACAAGCAGATCACGGCGCTCAAGGCCGAGGTCGAGCAAGTCCGCACGGAGGGAGTCCGCAACGCCTTCGCGGTCGCCGCTGGCATCTGCTTCCTCGCGGCGTTGGCCATGGCCCTCCTCGGTCAGTACCTCCGGGCGGGTGCGGCCTTCCTGATCGGCGGCGCCATCGGCTCCCTGCCCTTCGTCTTTAACTCCCCCTACTTCCTGCCCGCGGTCGGGCTGCTCGTCGTCGTCGGCATCGCCTTCGGTTGGCTGCAGTTTCGCAAACCTCCCTGCCCCGATGCCGCGCAAGAAGACCAAAAAGGTTAAGGTCGTCTTCCGCCCGCTGGGCCGGGAACGTGCGTGGGGGCAGGCGACCATTGACCCCAAGCGTCCGCTAATCGAGGTCGACCCTCGGCTCTCCCCGCCCCGTGAACTCGAGGTGCTTTGCCACGAGGCGCTGCACATCGCCTTCCCCGAGATGACCGAGAAGGAGGTCGACCGGGCGGGCAAGGTCGTGAGCCGCGTCCTCTGGTCGCAGAACTATCGCCGCGTCGTGCAAGGTAAACACACGACTCCCGTCCGCATCACCGAATGAGCGCCAGCCCCGTCAACCCCGAGGACATCCCGCCCGAGCTGAAGGACGGCGTCGTGGCGTCCATCCTGGGCGGCTTGGCGATGACGGCCCGCCTCCTCCTGTCGACCGAGCCTGTGACGGTGGGGTGGGTCATCCGCCGGGTCTTCGCCGCGGCGATCACGGCGGCCCTTGTCGGGTACGCCGTCCAAGACCACATCCAAAGCACGGGCCTCCGCATGGCGGCGGTCGGGGCGGCTGGCTACGCGGCGCCCGAGTGTCTCGACTACCTTCTGAAATACATCAAGGCCAAGGGCGAGGCCGAGGTCGCCAAGGTAACGAAAGGAGCGAAACGTGCCACCGGCAAAGGAAAGCCGAAGCGCCGATAAGAACCTCCTGCTGGCGGTCTGCGGGCTAGTGCTCGCGGCCTTCTTGGCGGCGGCGGCCTCCGCTTGGATTTGCGACTTCGTCCTGCGGTCATTCCAGGACAGTCAAGCGATGGTGCTTCTGATCACCGACGCCGGGACGAAGTCCGACGACAAGAACCTTGAGCGGAACCTAAGCGCGGCGACGATGGCGCTGAAGGCCTGCCGCGACCTAGGCTGGGCCCTGTCGGTCGGGTGCCTAGGGGTGGGGGTGGCGGTCTTCCTGCGTCTGAGGAAAGAAAACGCCTCCTAGGGCAAGCCAGAGGGGTCTAATGGGGCAGGGCGGGGGCTGGCTAGGGTTTCCAAACGGGGGCACGAAAGGGGGTGTTTGGAAACTTGGTCAAAAGGATTGACTGAATAAAACGGCAACCCTAGGGTCGGGACGTTCCAACCAACACCATGAAACTCCTCCTCCCCATCCTCCTCGTCGTCGGCTTCGCGGTCGGCTACAACGTGCTCCTGGTCAAGTCCGGGCCCACCGTCCACAAGGCGATCGTCGACCGCCTCCCCCCGAAGGCCATCAAGCGCTAATCTCCCACCCCCCAACACCATGCCCAAAACGCTAGCCACTCAGTCAGTCATCACCATCAACGCCAAGCCGCTCACCCTCTGCCGCCCCGTCCGCCCGGACTTCGCGCAGCGCCTCGCCGAGCAGTACCCCCGGCTGCTCGCCCTCAACGCCGCCGGCAAGTCCCAGAAGGACGCCGCCGAGGCCCTCGCGATCTCCGTCCCGTTGCTCCGCAACTGGCTGGAATTGCTAAGCATCAAGTGGACGAACGTCCAGCCCCGCGCTCCCTACTCCCTGCGCTGATGCCCGACCCCGCCTCCCATCATCCCGCCATGTTCACCATCAAAGGAAACACCCTGCCCCGCCTCTGGTGGCTGTCGCCCTGGTCGACGGCCCGGACGCTGTCCAGCATCGTCGCGGCGCTGAAGACCCAGAACGACCGCCTCGACCTCGCCCTGCGCAACGCCGAGGCCAGCCGCCTCCATTGGGTCGCCAAGGCCGAGCGGGCCCACGCCGTCGCCCTGCACAACGAGCGCGTGATCCGCGAGATGGAGGAGCGCTCCCGTGGGTAAGTTCATCCCGGTCGAGCCCGAGAAGTGGGCCGAGATGGTCAAGGCTATGGCCGAGAACGCCCGCCTCAAGGCCGAGGTCGAGCGGCTTCAGTCCATCCACAGCATCGACAGCATTGGCATCGAGCAGTTGAAGGCCGAGGTCGAACGTCTGACTTCCGACATTCAGATGGAAAAGGAGAACGAGGACAGGCTTGTGCGTGAATGGCAGAAAGCCAACAACGAGGTCTATGGTTTGAAGACGCAGGTCGCCGCCTTGATTGA